AAAAGAAACAAACATAAGTTTAATATCAATATTTCATTCAATTAAAAATTACAAAGAAGTTTTAAAAAATAAATTTCAAAAAGATTATACTGATTATATAGAAAACGATTATAATAACATTTATTAAAAACAAAAAAAAATGGAAACATTAGTAACACACGAAATTGAAAGAAAAAAAGATGGTTCAAGAATTGTTAGAAATTTCTTTTTTAATAATGACAAAACAAATTGGATGGTAAAAGCACAGTCTTATTTTACTAAACACGAAAAAAAAATAGCAAAGTTAAATTATAAAAACAATAAATAAAATGGAAGAAAAAAATGCAATTGCAGTATTAATTCAAGTTGCTAATTTAGCACAATTAAAAGGAATTTTAAGTTTACAAGATGCTGAAATAGTTTTAGCAGCAGTTAGGGTATTAACTCCAAAAGAAGAAGAAAATGGGACGTCCGAAGAGTAAAGGATTAGGTGATACAATTGAAAAAATCACGGAAGCAACAGGTATTAAAAAAGTAGTTGAAATGTTTAGCGAAGCAACTGGAATTGATTGCGGTTGTGATAAAAGAAAAGAAACATTAAATCAATTATTTCCTTATAACAGAAATATTAATTGTTTAAATGAAACTGATTATAATACTTTAAAAAAATATATGGAATCAAAACAAAGTACTTTGAATCCTGAAGAACAAAAAGAAGTATCTAATATTTATTTTAATGTTTTTAATTATCGTTTACAGATTAGTTCTTGCGGAAGTTGCTGGGCTGGAAAATTAGACGAATTAAGAAAAGTTTACAACGAATACAAAGTATAACTATGGAAAATAATAGCATTCAACAGGAGTATCTAAAATCAGTTATATTAAGTCAATTGTTATTAGAATCAAACGAAAGTTTATTTTTTACAAAACAATATAAGCAAAATATTAAACATAAAATAAATAGTTTAAATAAAGATTTAGAAGGTATTGTAGAAAATGAATTTAAAATTATTTATAATACAGATTCAGAAACTACAACTAATATATTGAGAAGTATTGAGGAAATAGTAGGCAAATTGCAAACAAGTTCTTTAGATGAATTAGTTTTTATTAATGCAGTAATTGACAAATATAAAGAAAATAAAGAATGGTTTACAGAATACGGTGAAACTGAATTTTTAAAACTAAATTAATTATGACAAATTTTTTATTATTTTGTATTTTAATCGTATTAATATTAAAAGACTAAATGGCTAAAAAACAATCTGAACAATATTCGCCAAAAGAAGAAGAACTTAAATCAATGCGGATTTGTTGGAAAAATGATTTAGCTTATGTAGTGCAGCCTGTTAAAGATTCAAATAAATATACAGTAGTTAAATTTAAGTTGTCAAATATTATAGAAGTGCATACATTTAGAGAAAATAAAATTGACGTACAATTTACTGAATACGAAGCATCAAAAAAAGTTATGGAATTATATAGTTTACATTCAAAAAGATTTAAATGAAAGATACAATAGTAGAAGCAGTAATAGAGCAATTTAAACAACGTTCTAACGTAGGAATAAATAAATACGGTGTTACACTTGATAGAGAGGATTTAAGTACTTTAGAATGGTTAAAACATCTTCAAGAAGAATTAATGGATGCAACATTATACATTGAAAAATTAAAATGTAAATTACATTTAATAGATATAATGAAATCAGATGAAGATTTAAAATTATATTAAAAATTAAAGCTACCTTAAAAAGTAGCTTTTTTTATATGTTAAAGTTTTGTTAAAATTTATGGTTATAGTTTTTAATGTTAATAAATGTTATATATTTGCACTCAACAAACAACAAACAATTAAAAGATATGGAAACTGCAACTAAAGAAAAAATGAGAGAAATTTTAAAATCAAAAGGTTATACGGTATCAGTTGATTCTAGAGTATGGGTGTTATCTTATTTAGGAACTTGGCAAGAAGTAAGGACGTTGGATCAAGCAAATAAATATTAAAAATAAAAAATTAAATTATGACAACTGCAAAAGATTTAAAAAAAGGTTCAATAGTAGAAATAAGATTGAATTTATCAATGGAATTAATTAACCAACCTGTAAGAGTTGAAATAGACAGAACGACAGATAAATTTTTATGGTTTAAAAACAATTATTTACAAAGAATAGGTAGGACAACTTTTGATACTTGTATTGAATATTTTGAATATAAAATAATAACAATTTAAAAACTAAACAAAATGACAAAATTAGAAATTTTATTCAAATTAGAAAACTGCATTGCATTAATTAGTAATACAGAAAATGTATATGTTAGAAAGCAATTAGAATCAATTACAGACGATTTAAAAGACCAATGGGATAAAGAAGATATTTATATGCAAGAAATAAAAAACGTTCTTAATCACGAAGAAACAATGAATAATTTAAACAATATAAGAATAAGATAATGAACGAAGCAGCATTAATAAAAATACAATCTAAAGTAATAGGGTTAGATAGACATTTACACGAATGTATAAAAGATTTGTTAAAAGGAAATGGTTTAATAAGTGATGAACATTTAACTATTATGATTAATAGTATAGAGCGTGAATTAGCTATTTACAATCATATTTTAAAATTATTAATATATAATCAAAACGTTAACTAATGGTACTATTATTTGATGCAGATAGCTTGATTTATGCAAGTTGTTTAAGAAGAAAAGAAAACGAATTTGACGACAAATATTATACTAATATTCAAGATTCTATTCATAAGTTTGACGAAGGATTTATGTCTATAATAAATAAGTTAGAAGAAACTTATGAGATAGATAAAGTTTTAGTATTTTCAGGTAGTAAAGGTAATTTTAGAAAATACATTTCTCCTAAGTATAAAGCTAATAGAATTGGATTGGAGTTACCTCCATTATTAAATGATATGCATAAGTTCGTAAAAGAAAGTTATGATTCAATAGTTGGACACGGAGTAGAAACGGATGATATGGTGGCTAGATATTGGTATAATTTATCTAAAAAACACGGTCGTGATAACGTTATGATTATATCTATCGACAAAGATTATAAGCAGTTTCCAGCATTGATTTATAATTACCACTTTAGTCATAAAGAAGTATATGACATATCAGAAGAACAGGCAATGTATAACTTTTATGAGCAAATGATTACTGGAGATACAGCAGATAATGTTCAGTACTGTAAAGGTTATGGAAAAGCATATGCAAAGAAGTTATTTAAAGACTGTAACACTCGTTATAAGTACACTAAAAGAACGTACGGGTTATTTAGAGAATTACATAAAGGAAAAGCAAAACAACGCTACATAGAGTGCTATAATTTATTAAAATTAAGAACTAATTAAAATGGAAAAAGAAATTAAAAGACTTGAAGAGGAATTAAAAAAACTTGCTAATGTTGTTTATGATTTAAAGCAAACTGTTATAATTATAAAATCAGAAATAAAGTTAAATAAATGTTAATTACTTTTTTTATAAGTAATAAAATAATATATTTGCTCAACAATTAAAAACAAACAATATGAAATTCGAGGCAATAGGTTATTCAAAAGATTTTTACAATTCAGAAAAGAAATACATTGGTTCTTTAAAGTGTGAATTGGATAGAGAGGTGTATGGTTATTTAGGTAGAAAAAAAGAAATATTACAAGAGGATATTATATTAAGAAAAAAGAAAATTAAAAAAGGCACATTAGTATTAACAGAAGTCTTTCCTTTATGCGGAAGAATAATAAAAGAATAATATGAAACAGATAAATATGTTCGGAAACGAATTTCAAGAAGATGAAAACGATAAAAAATACTCATCTAAAATAGAGGCTCCAATTTATGAGCCTAAGAATAAAAAGCCACACGTTTTGGAGTTGTATAATATGGCAAAGACAAATAGATTGATACGTGAAATTATTCATTCAGAAGTAGAAGATTGCGAAAAAAGGTTCTTAATAGAAGCTGCTAAAAGACATACTGTTTTTAATTACGAAAACATAGCGGATTATTATTCTCATTCTTCTAAAGAGATGCAAGAACTAATGGAGAAGTCAGCTTTAGTAATAATAGACTTTGAGAAAGCAATACAGTTAGGTTACGTTGTTTTATCTGAAGAAATAAAGTCACAATACTTAGAAGAATATGGAGAATAAAGACTTCGCTGTTTTTATATTAACTAACGGCAGACCGAACAACATTAAAACTTTAAAATCATTAAAGACAAGTGGTTACACAGGTAAGATATACTTTATAGTAGATAACGAAGATAAAACAATACAAGAGCATATAGATAAGTTTGGATTAGAATTCGTTAAAGTATTCGACAAGAAGCATTGGGCTGATAAGATAGATGAGTGCGATAATTTTGACGAAAGAAGAACTACAACTCATGCAAGAAATGCATCTTTTAGTATAGCAGAAGAGATAGGCATTAAATACTTTATTCAGTTAGATGATGATTATACAGGATTTAGATATAGATGGGTTGATAATAAATACATAACAGATTTAACTAAGATAATACCTAAGAGCGGTAAAGTTAAAAACTTAGATAGATTCTTTGATATTCATTTAAACTTTTATAAGAAAACTAACTGTAAGAGTATTGCTTTTGCTCAAGGTGGAGACTTTATTGGCGGAGAAGGTTGTGGATTAATAAGTAACTACAGAAGAAATTCAAGAAAGTGTATGAATTCTTTTATTTGTTCTACAGATAGACCTTTTGAATTTATAGGTTCTATGAACGAAGATGTTAACGCTTATGTTATCTTAGGAAGTAGAGGAGATTTATTCTTAACTTTACCTTACATAGGATTAGAACAGGCTCCAACTCAAGTTGCTTCTGGAGGAATTACGGACAAATACAAGAAGTACGGAACATACTGTAAGTCTTTTATGACTGTAATGATACATCCAAGTTCAGTAAGAGTTGCAATGATGGGAAGTACAGTTAATAGATTACATCATAGAGTAAAATGGATTAGTACAACTCCGATGATAATAAACGATAAACATAAAAAACAATAATATGCAAACAAGAAAACAATTTAACAGCAAGTATCATAATAATGAATTCAATTATCTAATAAGCGAATTGACAGACATTAAACGTTCGATAATAGATATTGATTGCGTAATATCTAAATTTAATTATAATACGTTTATGATAGACCATAAGAAGAATACAGATGAAACTTCTTTAAACACTTTAATGAATCTATCTAACTACGTAGACGTAGAATTAAATAATAAATCAAAGATACAATGCTTTATAGTTCGGTCGAATGTAAATACAGAAGTATGCGAGACACAAGATGGAATAACAATGATATATGAAATTAAGAACATAAACAACGTAGTTGATAAGAAGAACAAGACGGACTTTATAAAGGGAATATACAAAGCAACAAACGATAGTCAATTAAAACTATTCTTTCAACAAGAGACACATAACGAAATAAAAGAAAAACTAAGATTTGAATTTTAAAACAAAAAAAATGGAAATAACACAAAGATTAAAAGAAATAATATTAACAGAAACAAACGTTAATATTGAAGCAGTAACAAGAGCAAGAAATACGATAGAATTAAGAGCATTGTATTACTACTTAATTAAAAAACTATACCCAAAAACAACCTTTATGGAAATAGCTGAATCAGTAGGTAAGAATCACGCTACAGTAATACACGCAATAAATAACTATAAAGTATATGAATCTTATAATAATGATTTAAAGCTATTAAAAGAAACAATTTTAAAAGAAATGGAAAAAGAATATATACACAAAACAAATGATAATAATATACTAAAAGAAACTATAAATAAAAAGAATAATCAAATAAATGATTTAAAACAAGAATTAGAAATAGTTAAAGAAAAATTAACTACATTTACAAAATCAGAATACAATATTATAAATAAGCTAAATGAGCTTTTAATAAATATTAAAGATACAGAACTACACGATGTAATGATAATTAGATTGCAGGCTATGTACGATATGAATATAAGAGTTTTAGAACACAATAAAAAATAAAATGGGAATATACATTAGAAAAAAAACAAAAGAAGAACACGCTGCTTATATGCGTGAATACAGGTCAAAAAATAAAGATAAAATAAAAGCTATTAATCATAAGTGGTGGGAAAACAATAAAGAATTTATTAAACTAAAAAAATCATTATGAAATATATTATAATTTTGTTTTTGTATGAAATATTACGAAAAAATTTAATTGACTTTTATTATTATTTAATTGAAAAAATGCAGAAATGAAACAATGGTATAACGAAGAGCAAACAGATAAAAGAATGAATGTTATCGGTCAGAATGGGAATGATGGAGAACATTACAAAAAAGAAAACAATATGAAAAATTACAAAGAATTAGAAGCGGTTATTGAATTATGGGCAGAAGAAAAAGGTATATTGTCAAAAGCTACTCCCATTAAACAAGCTATGAAAACACAAGAAGAATGTTTAGAACTTTGCAATGCTATACTAAACAACGATACACACGAAATAAAGGATGCTATAGGCGATATAATAGTAACTTTAATAATTCAAGCAAAGATGCAAGAGATGACAATAGAAGAATGTTTAAATGCTGCATACGATGTAATAAGCAAAAGAACAGGTAAAATGATTAATGGACAATTCGTTAAGGACAAATAACAATAAAGTATTTTTTTTATTTTTAAATTAATAATAATATTATTTAATTATGGAAGATAAAAGAAAATATAATGGAGGTCATACTACTGCTGGTAGAAAATCAAAATCAGAAGAAATTAAACTGATTGAAAAACTATCAGCATTAGAACCTTTAGCATTTGAAGCGTTAGAAAAAGGATTGGAGAATGGAGACTTTAAGTTTACGCAATTATTCTATAACTATTATGCAGGAAAGCCACGTGAAACAAAAGACATAACAGTAAAAAATGAGCAACCTATATTTAATATTGATTTAGAAGACATTTAAAGAACGATAATATGGAGTTCATAGTTACTACTGCAATTAAAAAGTTATTACGTTTAAAGAATCGTATTAAAGTAATTAGAGGTGGAACATCAGCTGGTAAAACATTTGGTATCCTGCCTTTACTTATTGATAAAGCAATAAAAGAACCAATGCTAGAAATTAGTATTGTTTCAGAATCTATTCCGCATTTAAGACGTGGAGCATTAAAAGATTTTTTAAAAATAATAATGGCACTTGGTAGGTATAAAGATGAAAACTTTAATAAATCAACTTTAAAATATACGTTTGCAAACGGAAGTTATATTGAATTCTTTTCTGTTGACCAACCTGACAAATTAAGAGGAGCAAGAAGAACTATTTTATACGTTAATGAGTGTAACAATATAGACTTTGAATCTTATTATCAAATGGCTATTAGAACAAGTGGAGATATATGGTTAGATTATAATCCAACTTCTAATTTTTGGGTAGATAAAGAAATATTAACACAAGAAAATGTTGATTTTATTACATTGACTTACTTAGATAACGAAGCATTATCTGACACGATAATAAAAGAAATAGAATCAGCTAAAGTAAAAGCATTAACTTCGACTTATTGGGCAAATTGGTGGCAAGTATATGGACTTGGGCAAACAGGTTCTTTAGAAGGTGTATGTATTACTGATTGGAATGAAATAGATTTACCTTTAGAAGCAAGAATACTATGTTATGGAATGGACTTTGGATATTCAAATGACCCTACTTCATTAGTTGCAATGTATAAGTATAACGATGCATATATATTTGATGAATTGATATATAAAAAAGGTTTATTGAATAACGATATATCAAACTTATTAAAAGCAAATGAAGTAAAAGATATAGTTTACGCAGATAGTGCTGAACCAAAATCAATAGCTGAATTAAGGCAATACGGACACAATATACTACCTGTTTCAAAAGGTAAAGATTCAATATTATATGGCATTAATTTACTAAATCAAAATAAAGTTTATATTACTTCAAGAAGTAAAAACTTAATAAACGAATTAAGGAACTATATTTGGATGGTAGACAAAACAGGAGTTAAAATGAATAAGCCTATTGATTCATATAATCACGCAATAGATGCAATGCGATACGCTATAATGAGTCAATTAGAAGACCCTAATAAAGGAAACTATTTTATATATTAAATTATGACATACGGACAAATGATTGCAGCAATACAATGTTATATACATCACGTTAAGAATGTGGAAGTATCTATTAATCTACCAAGAAACATTGGAGAAATAAAGAAAATGAATCAAATGTATTTAATTGCATCTGCTTATTTAAAATAAATGATATGTTAAAGTTTTGTTAAAATTTATATTGTTAGTTTTAATTGTTAATAAAGTTTATATATTTGTACCAGCAATAAAGCAAAACAAAAAAATAACATTATGAACATAGCATTTACAAAAGAAGAATTAGTAGCAAAAGGTGGTATAGTTGACAGTATTTTACAAATCAGAATAGTACACGATATGACAACTTATCTATACACACAAGTTTTTTATACTAACGTGAAAGGTAAGTTTGAACATTTAACATCATATTAAGTAAACAAATAAAAAACAATGGGGTGTAAAAACCCCTTTTAAAAAAACAACTATGAAAACTACAAGAGAAACAGCAACAGTAAACTATTTAGGATTAAACTTTGATTTAAAAGGTAATTATTTTTCAGGAGAATATGCAACATACGATTATCCAGGGAGTCCAGCTGAATTTGAAATTACAAGCGTATCAGTAAATGGAACAGATGCAGAAGAATTAATTAACAGGTTAGACGCTTGGGATGAATTATGTGAATTAGCAATAGAATACATTACTAACTAAAAATAAATATATGAATAATTGGAAAGATTTTGATGCACAAATTTTAAACTTAAAAAACAAAGAATTTAACAATACAACTTTAGCAAAAAAATTATTTCCAAATGGAAGTTTTAAAGATATTGAAAGTTTACGCAAATACATATCACGCAAACGCATTTATATTGATTTTAAACCATTAAAAACTAAAAGTAATATAAAGTTAAGTAAAACAAAAATAGAGCCGTTTAAAGGTGATTTAAATAACATTTTAATTATCGGAGATTTACATGCTCCTTTTACTTTACCAAAGTATCTTAAATTTTGTAGGGAACAACAAGAACTTTATAATTGTGGAACTGTTATATTTATCGGAGATATTATTGACAATCATTTTAGTAGTTATCACGAATCAGACCCTGATGGATATAGTGCTGGAGAAGAATTAGACCGAGCAATTGATATGATTGCTGATTGGTATTATACATTTCCTTCTGCAACTGTTATAATAGGAAATCACGACAGATTAGTGTATAGAAAAGCATATAGTTCAGGAGTTAGTAAGCGATGGATAAAAGACTATAAAGACGTATTAAATACTGCTGGTTGGAACTTTGTAGAAAACATAGAACTATTTGGAATTAATTTTAACCACGGAGAAGGCGGTACTGCAATGAATAGAATAAAAACAGAATTACAATCACAAGTTCAAGGACATTTGCATACTGAATTATATGTTAAATATCTTGTAGGTGCTAATTTTATTATTTATGGAATGCAAGTTGGATGCGGTGTTGATATTAAATCTTACGCAATGGCTTATGGAAAGAACTTTAAAAAGAGCGCAATAGGTTGCGGTGTAGTTTTAAATAGTGGAACATTACCAATAGCTATTCCAATGAAGATGTAGTAATAATAAATTAATTTATAAATTAAGACCTACATAAATGTAGGTATTTTTTGCTTTAATACAATTATAACTTTATTTTATTATTAATAAAAAAACAAAATGAAATTGCAAATAATTATACCAACTAAATTATCTGAAATAAAGTTATCACAATATCAGGCTTTTTTAAATATAGCTAAAGACAATAATGATGAAGAATTTTTACAACAAAAAATGATTCAAATATTTTGCGGAATAGATTTAAAAGATGTTGCTCAAATTAAATATAAAGATATAACAGATATAACTAAAATTATATCTAATATGTTTCAACAAAATAATTCTTTAATAAATACTTTTAAACTTGGTGGAGTTGAGTTTGGTTTTATTCCTAATTTAGATGAAATGACATTTGGAGAATATTCTGATTTAGATACGTATATAATTGATTGGAATAATATGCATAAAGCGATGGCAGTATTGTATAGACCTATAACAAAAAAAGGAATAAATAATACTTATGAAATTGAATCTTATAATGGAACTGCAAGTTATGCAGATTTAATGAAACACGCTCCTTTGGATGTTGTGTTAAGTGCTAATATTTTTTTTTACAATTTAGGCAACGAATTATTGAAAGCTACGATAGCTTATTTGGAGAAGGACAAGGAAGTTCAGAATATTCTGCAACAACAAACTTTGGAGTTAAATGGGGATGGTACAGTTCAATCTATGCTATTGCTCAAGGAGACCTTAACAGATTTGACGCAGTTACACGATTACAGATTCATCAATGTTTAACGTATTTAAGTTTTGAAAAAGAAAAGCAAACAATAGAAGCAGAATTAATTAAAAGACATAATAAATGACATCACATTATTACGAAATAACACAAGCGATTAAAAAGCAATTAAAGAGCGATTTATTTGTAAATACAGTTACTATAGGGGATATATTTAAAGTTGATTTAAACAAGCTAACAATCTTTCCATTGTCGCATATAATGTTAAATTCAGCTACTTATAATGGACCTACTTGGACTTATAATGTATCTATTTTATGTATGGATATAGTTGACGAAAGTAAAGAACTAACAACTGATATATTTTTAGGTAACGATAACGAACAAGATGTATTAAATACTCAATTAATGGTTGCGAATAGATTTTTAGAAGTATTAAGACGTGGTAAATTTGGCGATGATTATGAATTAATAAATACTCCAAGCGTTGAATTTTTTACAGAACGATTTGAAAATAAAATTGCTGGTATAACTTTGACATTTGATATGGTAATAGCTAACGAAATGACAAAATGTTAGAAGTAGAAAAGACATTAAAAAAGTTTCGTGACTATGTTATACAACAGTCAAAAAGTAATTTATCAAAAGACAAAAAAAATAATACTAAAAAATTATACAATTCAATTAAAGGTGAAATAGTATCTGAAAATGGATTTAATATTGTTGGTTTTTCAATGGATTATTATGGTCAATTTGTTGATAAAGGTGTTAAAGGTTCTGACCCATCACAAGTATCTAAAAATGCAAAGATAAAAGGGCAACAGGCTCCGAATAGCCCTTATAGTTTCAAAACAAAAAGACCTCCTTCAAAGTATTTAGAAGAATGGGCAAAGCAAAAAAACTTTAGATTGCGTGATGAAAAAGGACAATTTAAAAAAGGTAACTACAAAACAATTGGAATTATTTTAGCTAAAAATATTTGGGCAAGAGGAATTAAACCAAGTATGTTTTTTACTAAACCATTTGAAGCAGGATATAAAAAATACATTGATGTAGATTTACTAAAAGCATTTGAACAAGATGTACAAACAATAGTTGATTTTAATTTAAAAGACGTATGAAAATAATAAAAGTTAGAAGTCCTTTTTTTGTTACAGTAAATGAAACAGGGCAAACAGGAAGCAAGGTAGAATTATTTATTTGGAACAAAGGAACTACTGAACCAAGTATTCCAACTTATACTTTATCTAAACTAATACCAAGTGCAACACAGTTAAAAAACAATTATAATATTTCTAATTATATACGTGAATTTATTAACCCAATAAAAGCGGCTTTAGTTGATTTACCAACTGAAGAAGATAATAATAATTGGGCGATATGTAAAGTAAAAAGATATAAATTAGTAGGAACTACTTATACGCTTTTAGATATTATAGAATACGTTTGTATTGATGCTTTTACTTTTTACAATGAAGGACAGCAATTAGAAATAGAACCATCTGCCTCAGCTCCTGCTTTAGTGTTAAATAATAGAAATATAATAAGCACTTATCCGTTTAATGGATACTTAAATATTATTTGCCAAAAGCAAAGTGATTTTTCTTTATATGCAGTTTATTTGTCGCAAACGGGAGCAGTAATTGGAGGGGTAATTATATTAAATGCTGATACTTCAGATGAATATTTTAACTTTAAAGTTCCTTTTAAATGGGATTCAAGTACTGACGAATATCAAACTTTATTTTTATCTTACGATGAAATTGAAATATTTGAAAAAACAACTATTAAAATAGAAGAATGCAAATATAATTGGGTTAATTGTAGCTTTGTAAATAGATATGGAGGTTGGGAATTTTTAACTTTCTTTAAACAACAAACCAACACTATAACAACAAAAGGAACGGATTATAAATTAATGCCACAAGATATAAATTATAATGTATCAATAGGTCAAACACAAAGAATTAATATTAACGGAAGTCAAACTGTAAAATTAAATACAGGTTATGTAGATGAAAATTATTCTGAATTAATATTTGATTTATTACTTTCAGAAACTGTTTTGTTAGACGACAAACCTGTAACGCTTAAAACGCAAACAAGCGATTTAAAGACAGTTTTAAAAGATAGAATGATAAACTACGAAATTGAATTTGAATACGCTTACGGACTTATAAATGACGTTATATGATAGGAGCTTCAATATATGTAAAAGATTCTATTACTTTAGAATATTTAAAATTAGATTTGTTTTCAGATGAAAAAATTTCTGTTAACAGTTCTATTCAAAATATAAGTGACATTAGTAAAACGTTTTCTGATTATAGTCAAAGTTTTACAGTTCCAGCATCAAAAAATAATAATAAAATTTTTAAACATTGGTACAATAATGACATTGATTTTGGATATGACCAAAGAAGAAGAAGTGATGCTTATATAGAATTAGATTCTATTCTTTTTAGAAATGGAAAAATACAGTTAGAAAGTGTTGATTTTGCAAATGGAAAAGTACTTAATTATAAGCTAACTTTTTTAGGTATTTTAGTTAGTTTAAAAGATACATTTAATAATTTATTATTAAAAGATTTAACATTAGACAATACTTATGATTTAGTTTACACTCCTGACGTAGTTAAAAATTTAGTTACAACAACTGCAGTAAGTACAAATGTAATGTTTCCTTTAATATCATCTGAAAATGTTTGGACATACGGAGCAGGAACTACTTATGATATATCTAATTCAACAAAACCAATAAGGTATAATGATTTATTTCCAGCTATAAAATTAGATGCAGTTTTAAGAATGATTGAAACTCAATTTGGAATAACATTTAACAGAACTTCAGCGAATACTTTTTTAAATGATACGCGTTTTTTAAATGCTTATTTATGGCTTAAAAATGCTGAAAAGTTTTTATTAAAAGAAAGTACTTCTTTAATAACTTGGGATTCATTAACAGGTTCTTCTGCTGGTTTTATAGTTGATTTAGCAAACGAATCTTTTAGTGGTAATGGTGTTACATATCCAGGTTTTTTATCCGCTACTTTAAATATAAATGTATCAGGAAGTGGCGATGTTTACAATGTTCATTTATACAAAAATAATGTAGAATATTCAAAACAAACTTTTACTTCAACAAATAGCAATAGGTCTATATCTATAGTTGGAGCATCTGGAATCATACCTACTACAGATGTTTATACTGTTAAAATATCAGCTATTAATCCAGTGACTTTTGATGCTCAAATTGAATTAAGAATAAATTTTGGAATGGCTTCTGCTTATAGTTATATGGAAAAAGCACCTCAAACAAGTGCAGCAAATAAACTACCTATAAAAGATTATTTTCCAGAAATAAAAATAGAGGATTTTTTTAGTGGTTTATTAAAACAATTTAACTTAACGTGTTATTCGATAGTCCAAAATGTTTACGAAATAGAAACAATAGAAAGTTTTTATGCAAGTGGAAATATAATTGACATTTCAAAATATATAATAATTGATAGTCAAAATCTTGATAGAATAAAAAGTTTTAATAAAATAAAATTTGAATATGAGAAATCAGAAAATGTAATTTCAGCAAATTTCTTAAGTGCTAATTCAAGAAGTTATGGTGATTTATTACAGGATTTTGAAAGCGATGGCAGCGAATATAATATTAAACTACCTTTTGAATTATTAGCATTTAATAAACTATCAGGAAATTTAGTTGTTGGATATGCTTTAAAGTTTGATTTAAAACAATATGTTCCAAAGCCTGTTATTTTATACGATTTAAACCCAAGCGGATTAACTTCTGCTCCGTCTTATTATTTTACAGGCTCAACTAATAACGCATACACTAACTACAAAGCATTTGTAAATGAAACTTTAATTAGCGGAGTTTATCATTCTTTAGTTTGGGGTTCTGAAAATTCGTTTTTTACTTCAACTATTCCAAATAGTTTGTATTTTAATTATTATCAAAATTATTTGCAAAATGTTTTCAATATAAAAACAAGAACTTTCAAAACAAAAGCAATTTTACCTTTGTCAATAATTACAACTTTAAGACTTAAAGACAGGATACAAATTAGAGATAAAAAATATATTATAAATAATATGGTTACTGACTTAACTACAAACGAAGTTCAATTTGAATTAATAACAGACTTTAGAATATTATGATAAAACATATTTTAGACTTATTAGCATTAGATGATTTCTACGCACAAAGTGAATTAATAGAAATTGCAAAAGGAAAACACGAAATTCCAACAACATTTAAAAAAGGATTTAATAAAATAAAAAGAGAAATAAAATGGCTAAACCGATAGAAGTAGATTTACAAGTAAAAGACAATATTCAAGATTCTATTGCTGGTTTAAAAGCGTTAAAAAGACAGTTAAAAGATACCGCTGCTGGTTCAGAAGAATTTAAAAAAATATACAATCAAATTGACGATTTAGAAGATAAAATTAAATCATCTAAAAATGCAAGTAGTGATTGGATTGATAGCTTAGAAAGTGCAGGAGGTCCTTTAGGTGCTTTAGGCGGTAGTTTAAATAGAGCAAAAGTTGCAACACAATCTTTTAGTGGAGCATTAAAAGCTACAGGTATTGGCTTAATAGTAGCTTTAATAGGTGGATTAGTTGCTGCATTCTCTGATAACGAAGTAGCGATGAAGAAAATTCAACCATTATTGGATGGAATGAAGAAAATATTTCAAGGAATATTTCGTGCAGTAGAGCCTTTGTTTAATACGTTAGTAGATTTAGCATTAAGTGCTTTACCAATGGTTTCACAAGCGTTTGGAGTTGTATATTCAAGCGTTACTGCTGTATTTGATTCACTTGGAATGATTGGTTCTGCAATTAAAAAGTTAATTAGTGGAGATTTTAGTGGAGCGTGGAAAGACGCAAAAAGTTCTGTTAATGATTTTAGTAAAAACTATGATGCATCTGTAAAAAGATTTAATAGTGGTACTAAAGAAATGACAGCTACAGAAAAAGAGGAAGCAGAGAAAAGAGCGGCGTCAAGGAAATTAGCACAAGAAAAAAAAGAAGAAGAAGAAAAAAAGTCAAGAGAAAAAGCATTAGCACAAGCTAAAGAAGATGCAGAGAAAGCAATTCAAGCAAAAAAAGAATACATAGATAAAGCAAATGCATTTGACGATGAAAACAATTTAAAATCTGTTGGTAAAAATACAGGTTTTAATAGGTTAGATATGGAGGCTGATTTAGCTAATAAAATTGAAATTCAAAGAAAAGCTACTGAAGATGAAAAAAAGCAAACAGAAGCAAGAATTGCATTAGCTAAATTAGAAAAAGAACAAAAGTTAGAAGCATTACAACAAACATCTAACACGTTAAATGGATTAGCTGATTTATTAGGTAAACAAACTACTGCTGGAAAAGTAGCTGCAGTAGCAAGTGCTACAATAGAAACTTTTTTGTCTGCACAAAGAGCATATAGTGCTACTGTAGGAATACCAATAGTTGGACCTGTATTGGCTCCTATAAATGCAGGATTAGCTATTGCTGGAGGATTAAAAAATATTAAATCTATTTTAGCTGTAAAAACTCCTGGAGGTGGCGGTGGTTCAGCTCCAAGTGTAGGTGGTGGAGAAGGTGGACGTTCTTCTGCATCGCCTAATTTTAACGTTGTAGGAGCAAGTTCTACTAATCAATTAGCACAATCAATAGGGCAACAGCAAAATCAACCAATAAAGGCTTATGTAGTATCTAATGAAGTAACAACACAACAAGCATTAGATAGAAATATAGTTAAAAGTGCAACACTTGGTTAATTAAAACAAAATAAAAATAAAATAATTATAATTAAAAAATAGAATATGCGAATAGTTGAACTAATAATTGACGAAAAAGAAGACTTAAACGGAATAGAAGCAGTTTCAATAGTTGAATTTCCAGCAATAGAATCTAATTTTGTAGCATTAAGCGAACAGTTAGAACTTGCAAAAGTTGATGAAGAAAAAAGAATTTTAATGGGTGCAGCATTAATTCCAAATAAAAATATTTATCGCAGAAATGGTAAAGATGAATATTATATTTTCTTTTCAGATGATACAGTAAGAAAGGCAAGTGAACTTTTTTTAATGAATAGTAATCAAAATAATGCTACATTAGAACACGACAAGAAACTAAAGGATTTATCTGTTGTTGAAAGTTGGATTGTTGAAGATTCAGAAATGGATAAGTCTAAAAAATATGGTTTAAATGCACCTGTTGGAACTTGGGTAGTTTCTATGAAAGTAAATAATGACGAAATTTGGAATGACTTTGTAAAAACAGGTAAAGTAAAAGGATTTAGCATTGAAGGATATTTTGCTGATAAATTAGAAATGAGTTTGCAAGTTGAGCAAGAAAATGAACTAATAGAAAAAATAAAATCAATAATTAAAAATGCTGAAATTAATAAATAAAATTATGGGAAATAAAACAAGTTCACCAACAGGTGGAAAAAGAGGTTGTCTTTGCGAAGATGAAACGTATAGTGTAGATTGTTGTCAAGGTGAATTAATTAACCAAGGAATTGGAAGTTTAGTTGAACAATCAGGTGCAACAGTTACAAACCAAAGTAATGAAAGAACTATTGTCACAAATAACGGCTAATTTATAACAAAAATAAATAATAATAATTAATATAAAAAATGTAAATATGAATGTACTAAACGAAATTAAAACTCTTTTGGGAATTGAAGTAAAACTTGCTCAAATGAAACTTAAAGACGGAATTACCATTATTGAAGCAGAAGTTTTTGAAATGGATAATGCAGTTTTTTTAGTTAACGGAGAAGAAAAGATTCCTGTTCCTGTTGGAGAATACGAATTAGAAGATGGTATGATTTTAGTTGTAGCAGTTGAAGGTGTTATTGCTGAAATTAAAGAAGTATTTTCTGAAGAAGAAGTTGCACCTGAAGCAGAAGTTGCACCTGTTGTTGAAGCACAAGCCGAACCAACAAGTCCAAAACGTGTTGTTGAATCAGTTTCAAAAGAAATGTTCTTTGCTGAAATTGAAAAACTACAGTCTCAAATTGCTGAATTAAAATCAGCTAAAAAAGAATTAAGTTCTGACGTTGTTGTTGAACCTTTAACACATTCTCCAGAAGTTAAAAAAGAAGTAAAAATAAATAAATTTTCATCTAATCGCCAAATGACAACTCAAGACAGAGTTATGGCTAAACTATTTAATTAAGAAACTATGCCGACTACTACAAGTATTACTACTACCTATACAGGTGAATTTGCTGGAAAATATATTTCAGCCGCATTACTATCAGCTAACACTATCGCAAATGGTGGAATTGAAGTTTTGCCAAACGTAAAATTTAAAACAGTTATCCAAAAAATAGCTACTGATGCAATTGTAAAAGATGCGACTTGTGATTTTGATGCTACTTCTACAGTAACATTAACAGAAAAAGTTTTACTTGCAGAAGAATTTCAAGTTAATTTGCAACTATGTAAGAAAGACTTTCATTCAACTTGGCAAGGAATGGAAATGGGATTCAGTTCTTTTGATACATTACCAAAATCATTTGCTGATTTCTTAATTGCTCACGTTGCTGCAAAAGTTGCTGAAAAAACAGAACAAAACATTTGGAGAGGTGTAACTGCGAACGCTGGAGAATTTAATGGATTCGCTACTTTGTTAGCTTTAGATGCTGCATTACCAGCCGCTCAAGAAGTTCTTGGAACTACTGTTACTGCTGCTAACGTAATTGCTGAACTTGGAAAAGTTGTTGATGCAATTCCTGCTAAACTTTACGGAAAAGAAGATTTATATATCTATGTTTCTCAAAACATTGCAAGAGCATACGTTAGAGCATTAGGCGGATTTGGAGCAAGTGGATTAGGAGCAAATGGTACTAATAACGAAGGAACTGCTTGGTATAATAACGGTTCACTTTCTTTTGATGGTGTTAAAATATTTGTTGCAAACGGATTAGCTAATAACATCGCTATTTCTGCTGAAAAATCAAACTTATTCTTTGGAACTGGATTGCTATCTGACCAAAACGAAGTTAAAGTAATTGATATGTCTGACATTGATGGTTCACAAAACGTTAGAATTGTAATGAGATTTACTGCTGGTGTTCAATATGCAATTGTTGAAGATATTGTAACATACGGAATCGTTAACGCTGCTAACTAATAATAATTAGTTTTATTAAACAAAGGGGAGGTAAAATGCCTTCCCTTTTTTATTAACTTAAAAAATATAAAATTATGCCTTGCGATATATCATTAGGAAGAGCCGAACAATGTAAAGATTCAGTAGGTGGTTTAAAAGCAGTTTACTTCATTAATTGGGGAGATGCTACAACGGTTACTTATTCTGCAACTGCAGGACAAGAAGACGTCATTACTGCTTTAGGTGGTACTGCTATCGGTTATAAATACGAACTTAAAGGAGCATCGACATTTGAGCAAACGCTTACAAGTTCACGTGAAAACGGAACTACATTTGTAGACCAAAAATTAAGTTTAGACTTAAAAAAATTATCAATTGCTGACCATAAACAATTGAAATTATTAGCTTATGGAAGACCTCAAATTATCATTGAAGATAATAACGGAAAATTCTTTTTAGCTGGTTTGACAAAAGGAATGGATTTAGTTACTGCTACAATTTCTACAGGGGCAGCAATGGGAGATATGAGTGGTTATAAACTTGAATTTTCAGGAATGGAACCTGTTCCAGCTAATTTTGTTACTGGACCATTAACTACAGGTATTTTAGCTTCGATAGTTGAAGGAACTGTTGCTTAAATTATTGTTTGTTTTTTTTAAAGAGGGTGCTATTTATTTAGCATCCTTTTTTTTTAAAACAATTTTATCTTTAAATTATTATTAATAAAAATAGTTTATGATAATTTTAAAAGAACAAAACACACCGCAAGAATTTAGTTTTATTCCAAGAGAATTAAATGCTACTACTATTGTTTTAAGAAATGAAACAACAAATGTAGAAACTATTATTAATACTGAATTTTATTTATCAGATTATTATTTAACAGTAGTTAGTGTTTTTGATTTAAAAGAAAATACATTTTATAATTTAACTGTAAAAAATAACAATGATATAGTTTATAAAGATAAAATATTCTGTACAAATCAAGATTTAGATACATATTCAGTTAATAAAAATGAATACGTATCAAACGTTACAACAAACGAATTTAAAATTTATGAGTGATATATCAATAATTAATTTAAGCGCTTACACAAGTCCAATTATTCAAGAAAATAAAAAGGATAACTTCATTGAATATGGTGCTGATAATAATTACTTTCAATATTTAATTGATAGATTTTTATATTCAGCTACAAATGGAGCAATTATAACAGGTGTTGCAAATATGATTTATGGTAAAGGATTAGATGCTTTAGATTCTAACAAAAAGCCAAATGAATATGCACAAATGAAATCTATAGTTAAGGATTCTGATTTAAAGAAAATAGCTTTAGAAAGAAAACTTTTAGGAATGGCTGCAATACAAGTTGTAAAAGAAAAAAATCAAGTTAAAAAAATACTTCATTTCCCAATGCATACTTTGAGAGCAGGAAAGTGTAATGATAAAGGGGAAATTGAAACTTGGTATTATCACTATGATTGGAAAAATAAAAAACCAAGCGAAGAAATAAAGCCTATTCCAGCATTTGGATTTGGTAACGGAAACGAAGTTGAAATATATGTTTTAAAACCTTACATTAGTGGTTTTGATTATTACGCTCCTATTGATTATTCAGGTTCTTTGCCTTATGCTTTATTAGAAGAAAACATTGCTGATTATCAAATTAATGATTGTAAAAACGGATTTAGTGGTACTAAAATTATTAACTTTAACAACGGAATACCTTCAGAAGAACAAAGAGAAACAACAAAGCGTGATGTATTAAATAAATTAACAGGTGCAAAAGGTGAAAAAGTAATTATTGCTTTTAATAACAATGCGGAATCAAAAACAACTGTTGAAGATTTACCTTTAAATGATGCACCAGCTCATTATGAATATTTGTCTAAAGAATGTTTTGAAAAACTAATTGTTGGACATCGTGTTACAAATCCAATGTTACTTGGAATTAAAGAAACAGGTAGTGGTTTAAGCAATAACGCAGACGAAATAGAAACGTCTATGTTAATGTTTTTAAATTTAGTTATAAAACCATACCAAGAAGAAATATTAAATGCATTAGATACTATTTTAGCAGTTAACAATATATCTTTGGATTTAAGATTTAAGAGGTTGCAGCCTTTAGATAACGAACAAATAATAAGTTCTAAAAATCCAATAATTGAAGCAGTAAATTCTTTGAGTCCTTTAGTTGCAAACAAGGTTTTGGAATCAATGACTGCAAACGAAATAAGAGCTTTAATTGGTTTAGCTGCTGAACAAGGTGGCGAAGTATTGAATCCTTCAGTTGCTGCATTTTCAAAACAATTAAAATCAATTGATTTAGATGATTTTTTAAATTCTAAAGGAGAAGTTTTAGATGATAATTGGGTTTGTGTTGATGAAACAGAAGTTGACTATGATAGTGAAAAAGAATTGGATTTAGAAATTAATGAATTAAATAAAAAAAGTACATTATTTAAAATAATAAATTTTGCAAATGCAGTTGGTTCAAGACCTAATTCAAAGTCTGAACAAGATGAAGAAATAAAAGGTAATAAATTCATAACAAGATACGCTTACACAGGAAATGAAAACCCTGAACGTGAATTTTGTAAAAAGATGATGTCTGCTTCTAAGAATGGTAGAGTTTACAGAAAAGAAGATTTAGAAAATGTTAACTCAAAATCAGTTAATGATGGCTTTGAAAACGATAATACTCCATATAATATTTTCTTGTATAAAGGCGGACCAAGATGCCAACATAAATTTTTAAGAAAGACTTTTGTAAATATGGAAGGCGTTAAAATTGACGTTAATAATCCAAATGCAAAAACTATTTCAGTTGCAAAAGCGGAAAAATTAGGTTATAGAATTAGAAACAAAAAAGAAGTTGCAATGATTCCAAATGATATGCCATTGAAAGGTTTTCATCCTAATAACAAAAACTTACCTAAAGACGTATAATTATGGCACAAGGATTATTCATAACAACAAACGATATTGTTAAATTTACTAATTTAAATGGTAATTTAGACCCTGACATTTATACACAATACATTTATCAGGCTCAACAATTGCATATTCAAAACTATTTAGGCACTAAACTTTATAATAAAATAAACGATGGAATCGTAAATGGTAATTTATTAAACCCATATTTAATGCTTTTAAGCAATTATATTAAACCTATGGTAATACATTGGGCGATGGTAGAGTTTTTACCTTATGCGGCTTATAAAGTATCAAATAAAGGAGTATTTAAACATAATTCTGAAAACAGTACAACAGTTGAAAAAAATGAAATAGATTTTTTAATTGAAAAAGAACGACAAGTTGCGCAAAGTTATACAAACAGATTCATAGATTATATGTGTTTTAATCAAGTTTCTTTTCCTGAATATAATGCTAATGCAAACGCAGATATGTATCCAGATAAAGATAGTAATTTTGCAGGATGGGTAATATAAAAGAAACATATAAACCAAAAGAAACTAACGTAAAAAAATTACAAGTTTTTTTAAAAAAATTAAGCAATGAGAACAGGTTGGGGAAAAGCAGTAAATAGTAATAAAATTAATTGGGGACAATGTGCAATTAATAACATTAGTTTTGGTTCTTGTCATTCTTTAAGTCATGCAAAGGAAACTGAAATAGTTGGAGATGAAATAAATAATATAATAAATTTCAAAGCAAGAGTATCAGCATTAGGTGGAGCATACGAATCAGAACCTATTTTATTAGAAAATTTAGAAAGTTTAGATACATTGACTTCAAAAACAAATTTATTTGTAACGCCAAATTCTTTTAATTCAACTAATATAATTACAAATATTCCTGCGACATTTACTGTTTCAGAAGGTAGAATAAAAACAATTTTAATGCAAAATATACTATGAGTTTAAACTTTTCACACATACAAGGAGATACTTTTGAAGAAGTAAATTTTGCAATAATAAAAAATGCAGTTGCTTTAGATTTAACAGGTGCTATTATTAAAATGCAGTTAAGAAAAGAATGCGGTGGAATACCTATTTTATCTTTTACTTCTGTTGCAAATGCTGGTTTGACAATTGCAAATGCAATAGGTGGTTTATTTAATATAAATAAACGAATAATTAATATTCCTGAATATTATTATTTATATGATATTGAAATAACGTTTTCAAATGGAGATGTTAAAACTTGGGTTGAAGGTAACTTTGTAATTAAATGCGATATAACAAGATAATGGATATAATAGACATAAATGTTTACGAAACTACAGAAACAGTTGCAATAACTGTTATGCCTAATTTAACTACTATTAATGTAAATTCTGTTACAGGTGTAGGATTAGTAACTTCTGTAAATAGTCAAGTTGGAGACGTTGTTATCTCTACTTCAGACAATAACTTTACTAATGTTTTAAAAAATAAACTTGATGGAATACAAGCAGGAGCAGAAGTAAATGTAAATGCTGATTGGAACGCCACAAGTGGAGATTCTTTTATATTAAATAAACCTACAATTCCAACAATAACTATACCTACTTTACAACAAGTAGTAGAAGCTTCAAGTGCGTTAAATCAAAACGAAACTTTTAATGGTATATCAATTGCTCTTGATGATAGCATCTATGCCGTAACAACTGGCTTAAGTGTAATTAATAATGGCAATGGTTCATCAATTGGAATTAGCTCAGAGAACACTAATGGCACAGCTATTGTAGGCACAAGCTATAATTCCCCTGGAGTTTCTGCCACTTCTTATAATCAAACAGCATTTGAAGCTTATGGTCAAATAGGAATATTTGCTCGTGGAAGTCAACAAGCAGCTATCTTAGATGGGGCTTCTGATGGTATTTCAAACATCGTAGAGTTTCAAAAAAATGGTAGTAATCAAGCTCACGTAACTCACGATGGAAAAGTATTCTCTAAAAAAGTTATTATAAATAAATCGAGTGATAACAATATTGACAAACTACAAGTTGAAGGTACAGCATCAGGTTCGCCTGCTACTTTATCAAATCAATTTGTAGTAAAATCGCAATTAGATTTAAAAGCAAATACAGATTCCCCAAGTTTTACGGGAACAGTTGTATCAACAAATTTAAGAATAGGCGATACTTATTTTACAGACGGTTCAATAGATGTTTACAATAATAATCTTAGCTTTTATACTCACGGCACTTATAGCACAATATTTGAAAATCAAGGAACGGGTGATTTTATATTTAGTGGCAATGGCTCTGAAAAAATGCGTATTACTTCAAGTGGTAATGCATTAATAGGTACAACTACAGATAATGGAGTTGATAAACTACAAGTAAGCGGTTCTATACTTGCAACTGCTATCAAAAAGTCAGGAGGACTTTCCACTCAGTACTTAATGGCAGATGGGAGTACGAGTAATGGAGGTAATCAAGATATAAACGGCAAAGCTAATACAGATTCCCCAACATTTACGGGTACAGTTGTATTGCCAGCTACAACTTCAATCGGTACTGTTTCAGCAGCTGAAATACAATACTTGGATAATGTTACAAGCAATATCCAAACGCAGTTAAACGATAGTAAAGTTGGCTTTACAGACTTATTAGGAAACTTTGACGGAGGAGCATATAATTCATATATAGCAAAGGATTTATCCTATATGTTTTGTGCAGCAGGAGTAACTACATTTCAAAATGTTTTGAGATGCCAAAACATTATTTTAGGAGGAGCGACTTCTTATTTTGCAATATCTAATATGATAGAATTTAGAACTACTGCTGTTGCGGGTAGTCTTGGATTTATTAGAGGGGTTAATATCGGTTCAATAATTAGCAGAAAATTTACAACAAGATTTAAAATACTTTCATTACCCTCGGATGGTAGGTTTCATATTGGAGCATCAAATATTTATTCTACAGCGGCACCAACTAACATTCCTTTGACATCTATGCTAAATTATATAGGAGTAGGGATAGATAGTGGAGGAACAAATTTAGTAACAATAGTAAACAATGCATCAGGAGGACAAAGTAATGGGGGTGTTAATACAGGGTTAGTTGCAAGAAATGTTTTATATGATCTGGAAATATATTCTACAAATGTAGTAACTGTAAAAATAGTGGATGTATTTACACCATCTAATAGTTACACATTCACAACAACACAACAAAACTACACTCAACCTCATTACCCTGTTGCAAGTATTACTAATAATACAACAGCAGCTATACATTCTTTTATTTGCAGTGGATTTTTATCAATATATAATTAATTATGAAACAGTATTATATCACTCCGTATGGAACAATCATTGACGAAACCAATGTTGTGATTCCGCTTATAGAAACTGAAAGTTTATTTATCGAATACCAAAATTGGTTGGATATAAAAGATGGAAGGGAAGTCTTACAAACTACCTATGTTACTGCCGAAGAATTAGAAGAAATTAGAAAATCATTAGTACCACAAGAAATTTCTAAACGCCAATTTATGTGGGCATTATGGAAGATGAGAGCTTTACAACCTGAAGCAATCGATGCATTCATTGATACCTTAGAGGGTAATGAGGGTATAGAGGTAAGAATAAGTTGGAAAGGTGCAACTTCTATTAGGAGAGATGATGAAATGGTTATTGGTTTTGCGCCTTTATTTAACCTTAATTCATTACAGTTAGATGAGTTATTTACTTCAGGAAATATTTTTATCTAATAGGATTATTACTATTCAGCATCGCAACAGTATTTTAAAGTAAAAGAACAAAATAAACAAAAATAAAATGACAAATTTTGATTGGATTATCTCGGCATTAGATTGCAAAATTAAAGTTGGAACATTGGAAGATATCGTTGATGTAGTGCATTGGAGGCTCAACGCATCAAATGAGAATCACACGGCAGAAACTTACGGATGCACAAACATGCCAGAGCCAAGCGGAACAGATTTCACGGCATACGAAAACTTAACAAAAGAACAAGTTGTATCTTGGGTAGAAAGTATTTTAAGCGTGATCCCTGAATCAATTGATGAAGTAGTTAAGGAATCGCAGTTAGCTAAAATCAAAGCTAGTTTAAACGCTGATTTGCTATTGCAGGCTAACCCTGTAAAAGTGAACTTGCCATTGCCTTTTTAAAATGAGTAAGGAGCAATTTGATATAATTATAAGCAAATGGGTTTCTCGCAAGTTATTAGTGTTTTTAATAGCTTGTGGAGGTTTGTTTAGCGGAACGTTAACTTCATCTGATTGGGTTGTGATCGCAACAGCGTACATAGGAATAGAAGGTGTTACTAATATTGTAGAAAGGTTAAAAAAATAGAATGGAAAATTTAGACCAATTAACAAGAGACATAAAAGAAATTAAACAGGCTTTATTAGGAAGTGAATTTAATAACTTTAAAGGAATGGTTCACGAAGTAAAGGAAATTGACGACAGAGTTGAAAATTTAGAAAACTTTAAAAACGAAATGAATGTATACTTAAAGCAATTTAAAGTTGCTTTTGTTATAACCTTTGGAGCGTTAATAACTTTACTATTTAAAATATTTACAATCAGATGAAACTAAACAATAAAGGATATAATATTATTTGCGAATTTGAAGGCTTTAGTTCTAAGCCTTATTTATGTCCAGCTAAATTAGCTACAATAGGATATGGAAATACTTTTTATAGCGATGGAAAAAAAGTTACTTTATTAGACAAAGAAATAACTAAATTAGAAGCCTTTGAAATGTTTAAAGAAATAGCTGATAAATTTGCAAAGCGTGTTTCAAGTTGTGTTAAATCACCTTTAAATCAAAATCAATTTAATTCTTTAGTTTCATTTGCTTACAATGTAGGTGTAGCAAATTTTATGAATAGTACATTACTAAAAAAAGTAAATACAAACCATAATGATTTATCAATTAAAGATGAATTTTTAAGATGGGATAAAGTAGGAACTAAAAAATTAAACGGACTAACTAAAAGACGAATTTATGAAGCAGATAATTATTTTAATATTTAGTATTTTACTAATAGGTTGCAGCAGTAGAAAAGTTATAATTGAAGAAACAAAAAAAGATAGTTTAAAAGAAATAAAAACAAAAATTATTTTAAATGAAGTTTTTAAATCTGAAACAAAGAATGATATTTTAATTGAAGAATTTACTATTGAGCCTTTTGATAGTTTAAAAGATATTGTAATAAACGGTATAAGATACAATAACGTTGTTTTAAGACACAAAAAAACAAAAGACAATAGTTTACATATAAAAGAAAAAAAAGTTCTTAAAAAGACTTATATTAAAGAAAGAGTAAAAATATCAAATAAAGAATTTAAAAAGAATATAGATAAAAAAGCTAATTATTTTATTTATTTATGGCTTTTATTAATACCTATATTTTTATATTTATTTAAAAGGTTTAAACTAAGTTTGCTGATTTAACAGCTAAACACAACCTTTTCTAAAATTTTTGTTTTTTACTTTGTTTTTAAATATTTATTTTAGTTTTTATTTTTTTATATTTATTTTAGTTTTTAAAACATTACAAATTTACAGTTTTTTTTTGACAAAATTGCAATAAATTAAATTTACTTATTGTATAATAATGTTAATAAACTATATTTATATTTGACAAATGAAAAAACCAACACGCAAATCATTAGTAATAAAATTAGATACAGTCTTTAGTCAGTATATAAGACGTAAAGATGCTACTGACGATATTGCTACTTGTGTAACTTGTGGTAAAAAAGACCATTGGAAGAAACTTCAGAACGGACACTTCATGTCAAGACGCCATTATAATACACGTTGGGACGAAGATAACTGTCACGTTCAATGTTCTGGTTGTAATGTATTTAGAGCAGGAGAAATATATTTGTACAATAAATACTTATGTACAAAATTTTATAAGAACTTTCCTGATATGTTATATGCAAAATCAAATATAAGTGTTAAATTTACTGATGTAGATTTAATTGATATGATAGAAAAATATACTTTGCTTTTAGATTCTTTATAGTTTGTTTGTTTAATTGTACTTTTATAGCATACCATAGGAACTGCTTTTAAGTCTTTTTTTTGATTGTTTGTTGTGAAAATGGATACTTTAATTAGTATCCATTTTTTTTTGCAATATGTTAAAATTTTGTTAAAATTAATTTTTATAGTTTTTTATCTTAAAAACAGTTATATATTTGCACTCAACAAACAAACAAATATTATGAAAAATACAAGATTTGAAACTGGAAGCATTTACGAAATGAGATTTATTACTGATTCTGATTTATCTGCTAAATATATTTGCGTTAAAAGAACCGAAAAAACTGTTACTTTTGAAAGATTTATGAATAGTTCAGATGTAATTTCTAAAAAGATAAGAATATACGATAATGAGGAGTATGTAGTTACTGCAAATTACAGTATGGCTCCATGTATCAAATCTTCAAGAATAGTAGGGTAATTAAAAAAAAAGTGGAGCAGAATACTATAAACTGCATAAACAAACAAAAACAAATATTATGAAAAAAAATGTAGAAGATTTAATTATTTCACTTGTATTTATGTGTGTAATGCTTACAGTAACTTTAGTAATTTTAAACAACTTATAAAATGGAAGATTTATTAGATTTCAACAGATTTAGAATGAATGCAATGCAAACAAGGATTTGCGAATTAGAAAGTACATTAACTACTTTAGAAACATACTGCTTTGAATTAGCAGATGACAAATGCCCAAAAGAATATAAGACAGTAATTAAACAAGAACTTTATAACTTAAAAATTAAATAAAATGGAAAAGACAATTATTCAAATTAACGAGCCACAAATTTTAACATTAAATCAAAAACTATCTTTAATTCAAAAAGAATTTAAAGCAAACAAGTCTAAATTTAATAGTTTTGGAAAATATAACTTTAGAAGTGCAGAAGATATTTTAGAAGCATTAAAACCTTACAATGAAAAATACAAAGTTAACTTTACAATTACAGAATCAATGGTAGATTCAAACTTCTTACAATTTCCAATGCTGCGTTCTATTGCTTCTATTAACGACGATTTAGACACTATTTCTGCTTCAGCAATAGTTGGCGTAGATTTAGAGCAAAAAGGAATGCAAATGCCGCAAAAATTTGGTTCAGCAAGTTCTTATGCTAAAAAATACGCTTTAGGTAATTTATTGTTAATTGACGATACACAAGATGCAGACGCATCAAATAAGCACGATAATAACGCATCTAAAGACGATAAAAAGTTTTTAAATATAAATACACCAGAATACAATAAAGCTGTTGATTACATTAAAAATGGAGGTAATATATCAGCTATTGAAGGAAAGTATAAAATTAGTAAAGAAGTTAAAGAAGAATTATTAAAAATAAAGTAATATATTTACAATCTGAAAAGCTGACAACAGAAAAAAAGGTAGGCAAAGTAAAAAAACAAATATTATGAGTGCATTAATTAATTTAAGTTTAAGAGTTGACAAATTACCAAAAGAAAAATTTGTAAAGGGAAAAGATGGAGCAGTTTATTATAATTTCACAATAGGTGTAAATGATGAATCAAATCCTTACGGTCAGAATGTAACCGCTACAGATTCACAAACAAAAGAAGAACGTGAAGCAAAAAAGTCTAAAAACTATTTAGGAAATGGTACTGTAGTTTGGACAGATGGTAACATTAAAACTGCTGATAAAAAAGTAGAAGCAACTGCAAAAGAAGTAGAATCTGATTTACCTTTTTAAATTAAATATATAGTGCTTATCGCTATCGGTTTTCGGTAGTATCAGGAATAAGTTAAATGTGAGTTCGTCAAGCTATTTATTTTTTTTAAAACAAACAACAAACAAAATGGACAAAGAAGCAAAAAGAATGTTAATGCAGTTATATGAGGAAGAATGTTTCATTAATCCTTTAGATAAAATAGTACAACCAGAACCAGCAATTTCATTTGGTTTTAAAAGTTATGAAACAAAAGATGGAACTATTGAATATCCAACTCCAATTGGAACATACGGAAACTTTAGTTTTATACAAGCACCACCAAAGAGTAAAAAAACATTTTTTGTAAGTCTATTATCTGCAGTTTATTTAGCTGGTAATTTAGAATCATTTGCAGGAGATTTAAAAGCAAATAGACAAGGCAAACACTTAATACATTTTGATACAGAACAAGGTAATTTTCACGCTGCAAACGTATTTAAACGCCCTATTGATATGACAGGTATTAAAACAGATAAATATCATACTTTGGCGTTGAGACAATTATCATTTAAAGAACGTGTTGATTTTATAGAATACTATTTATATGATAAATTAGAAGGTAAAAATATTGGTTTAGTTATTATTGACGGTATTGCAGATTTATGTTCAGATGTAAATAATATAGAAGAATCAAATGCAGTTGTACAAAAGTTAATGAAATGGACAAAAGAATTAAATTGCCATATAATTACTGTTATTCACTCTAATTTTGGAACTGATAAACCGACAGGACATTTAGGTTCATTTTTAGAAAAGAAAACAGAAACTCAAATACAATTAGAGTTGAATACAGTTAATAAAAAATTAGTTACGGTAAGTTGTAAACGTTCAAGAAATGCATCTTTTGAAAACTTTAGTTTTAAAGTTAATAGTTTTGGATTGCCAGAAGTTGAAGGAGCGTTTTATGACCCATTAAAAGATATATTTTAATATGGAAAATAAAGACAAAATTATATTTGGATTAGAAATAGCATTTTATATTGTCGTAGGTTTTATATGGTGGTATTCAATAATAAATTTTATATTTTAATTATGCAAACAACAATAAAAAACCATTTAAACGATTTACAGGTTTCAGCAGCTAAAATGTTACTTTATCATTCTGATAATAGAATGTTAATAAGTTACTTTAAAGATTTGAATGAAAAAATTGTATATTTACAAGAGTTAAATAATATAGAACAAAAATATAATTTAACTGCTATTTCAGATTATATTCAAGAACTAACTAAAATAGATTCTGAATTAACACATATTGACATTTCAATACAATTAAAAGAAATTGCTTCAGAAAAAAAAGTTGCAAAAGTTAATGCAAAATTATTTTAAAAATAAATTATATGAGCGATTATAAATGGCTTGAAAAGGTTGCAAATCATCACAAAGAATGGGTGGAAATAATTCATAAATTTGGTGAATATGATTATGCGGAAGACATTGTTCAAGAGTCTTATATCGCTCTTATAAAATATGCTGATGCTGCTAAACTTATTGACTTAAATGGAAACGTTAGAAAAGGATATATGTTCTTTACTTTAAAGTCTTTGTTTTTTCAGTTTTATAATAAAAAAATGAAAGTAACAAAAGTCTCAATAGATGGTTGTTGGGAATTATTTGATGATTCAAATGTTGAAGAACATAATGCCTATAATGACATTTGTATGTTGATAGATTCTGAACTTGAAAATTGGCACTGGTATGATAGAAAATTATTTAAACTGTATCGTGATTCTGATATGTCAATGCGTGACATTGCAAAAGAAACAAACATAAGTTTAATATCAATATTTCATTCAATTAAAAATTACAAAGAAGTTTTAAAAAATAAATTTCAAAAAGATTATACTGATTATATAGAAAACGATTATAATAACATTTATTAAAAACAAAAAAAAAT